GAGTTAGATCGCTAGACAACGAAATCATACGTCAAGATACAATGATTAAGATTTTATTGGGGCAAAGTAACCTAATAGATATGAACAAAATAGCGAAAGCAGACAGAGAAGATCAGAGGAAAGACTGATGAATATGCACAACTTTATATTTACGATAATAGGTATGGGTTTGGTCTTGATCGTTGTTGCTGTGCAACAAATACAAGCTGATGAAATGGTGCATCAATTTAAGAACCCTAGCTTCTCAGGTGTCGGTACATCCAGTCACTATCTAACTATAGAAAACCAAGAGTTCTCAAGAAAAGAAGCGATACGAGAAGAGATCAAAGCTTACCAAGAAGAACTAGAACGTGAAGCCGAAAACACAACATTAGCTAGGTTTATACGCAACCTAGAGAGTAGAATATACGCACAACTTAGCAGACAGTTAGTTGATAATTTATTTGGTGATGCAGCATCGACAAATGGCATTTTAGAGCTAGAAGGCAACACCATAGAATACAGAGTAGAAGACGACAAAGTAACGCTTATAATTACAGATGAAGAAGGCAACACAACAGAAATTACTGTACCTCTCGGTTCTTTTTCTTTCTAGTTGTGCCTTAATCATACCTCCCCTAGATAACGGAGTACCCCCTATAAGAAACATAGAACCCGCAGAGGTGGGTTCGTTAATCATTACGGAGCTTGCAGAAGTACAACTGCCTGTACGCAAGCCTGTAGTTGCTGTCTATCCTAAGTCCTTCATGGACAATACAGGCCAACGCAGAAGCAACAGTCAGTACGCTAGTTTTAGTACAGCGATTACACAATCACCCGATGCGTATTTAATCAGAGCACTCAAACACTCTAACGTATTTGATGTGGTAGAACGCACAGGACTAGACAATCTAACCAAAGAAAGACAAATCATACGCACAACCAGAGAAAGCTTTGAAGAAGATCAAAAACTAAAACCGTTATTGTTTGCTGGTTTGTTAATGGAAGGTGGTGTTGTAGGTTATGAAACCAATATAAAGTCAGGCGGTGCTGGAGCTAGATATTTAGGTATTGGTATGTCCAAACAATACAGACAAGACTCAGTTACCATATCTTTACGCACAGTTTCGGTAAGTACAGGAAAAATATTATTAGAGGTATTGGTCACAAAGACTGTTCTCAGCGCATCTATCTCTTCAGACGTGTTCAGATTTTATGCAAACAATACGGAACTCGTTGAAATTGAGAACGGTATAGTAGAAAATGAGTCTATAAATATTGCATTGCAAGCTGCGGTGGAGACTGCGGTTTTGCAAACAATAAAGGAAGGCTACGAATCTGGGTATTGGAAACCGAATGAATAAATTAAAACTACTATTACTTCTTGTCTCGCTTAATCTTTATACAGCCGACAATGAGATATACATAGACCAATCTGGTGCTACGTCTAACTTAGACATAGAACAAGTAGGGGGCAGCGGTAATATTATTGGTGGAGCTGACGCTACAGCTGGTTCTTCTAATATGACTCCGTTAGACCTAGATGGCTCAACCATGACCTTAGATATATTACAAAAGGGTTCAACCAATAAATTCCTTGGTGATATATGGGCTGATAACTACACAGGTTACTTTTCATTTATAGGCGATAGCAATACTTTTAATATGTCTACAGATGAAACAAACGCAACTGGAGCAGATGGTTCTAATGTAAACGTACAGGTTACAGGAAACACAAACACCATGACACTCAATCATGCTATGACTGCACTAGCAGCTAATTTAGACTTGGATTGGATTATACAAGGTGGAGGTAACAGTATTACAGCAGCCATAGATGTAGACGGTGCTACTAACTACATGGATATTGATGGTGATGATAATACAATAACTTATGACGGTGATGGGTATGCGGGTGGATATTTCTACTTAGATCATACAGGTAGTGATAGAACTTTTAATATAGATCAGGAATCCGCATTAGATAATGACTGGCTTAAGATTATCTCTTCTGGCTCTAATGGCACAGTTTGTGTTACTCAGTCAGACTCAACAACTTCATTCGTCTGTTGATATAGGTTCTATATCTGAACTCAAAGGCAACGCACAAGTTCTAAGAGACAAACCCTACGGAGCTGAACTACAGTTCAACATACAACAAATGGATGATGTCCGTACAGAAGCGGGCAGAGTTGCTATAACCTTTGAAGACAGTTCTACAGTTAAACTAACCGAACATTCTAAGTTGGTTATAGATGAATACATCTATGATCCTGACCCGTCTAAATCTAAGATGGCACTTAAGTTTGCAAGTGGTACTGCACGTTTTATTACAGGTAAATTCAACAACAAAAGCAACATAGCCATACGCACACCAACAGCTAATATCGCTATTCGTGGTACAGACTTTACTTGTACGGTAGACGAACTAGGCAGAAGTCTAGTGATATTGCTGCCTGACGAGAATGGATTGTCTAGTGGTGAAATAGTCGTAGCTACAGCTATGGGTAGTGTGACTTTAAACCAACCGTACCAGGCAACTACGGTATCTGTGCTTGAGAACAATCCTACTAAGCCTGTAACCTTAGATATATCGTTAGACTTGATTGACAATATGTTGATTGTAAATCCACCGCAAGAAGTAGAACAACAACTGGAAGAAACACAAACACAAGCAACGGTAGATTATTTAGAGTTTGATAATTTAGACATAGACTATCTAAATGAAGACTTTCTTGATGCAGAAGAAGAGTTAGAGTTTACAGAACTAGACATTAACTATTTAGATGTAAACTTTTTAGAAGACCTACTGAATGTATTGGATGCTTTGGCTATAGAAAAAGAAGAAGATGCACTTAAACAAGGTGGTGCTGGTATTCGTATTACGGGCACAGAGATAGGTCAGGACAAAGATACACAGATTACTACAATCGTATCGGGTCAAAACATAAGTTTGACCAGAACAGTCAGTCAAAGTGCAAAGTTAAATTTAGACGGTTCAGGCAGTTATACGGTTATACTGATACAAGACGGTGTAACAAATACAGTTAAAATTAATGGTGGTTCGTCAACAACAATAACAATTAAGCAAGGTTCGGGATGAAGAAGTTACAGTTATTAGGTTTATTGACGTTACTAACCTTACCTCTTATATATCAGCTTACACCACTAGAAATACTAAAACTAAAAGTCTTTGATGCTTGGGTAAAAGAACAGCCTACGTCTGATGTGTTTGTAACACTAGACATTACAGAACAAGACGTACAACAAGAAGGTGGATGGCCTTTTCCACGTCAACGCTTGGCAGAAATACACATGGACTTGTTGCATCGTGGAGCTATGGGTGTTGGCTACGTTATAGCATTTAGTGAACCAGATCGTTTTGGTGGTGATGAACAGTTTGCCAATGTACTTGGTTTATATCCTAGTGTGATTGCAATGTTTGAAACAGACAATCAACAATATCCACAAACCACAGGAACAGTCATTCTTGGTGATGATATAGGCGGTGTAATGCTAAAAGGCTCTACACAAAATATAGACATACTGAAAAAAAAAGCCTATCAAGGTATATCGTCTGCACCTATAGACGTAGATGGTTTAACAAGAAGACTGCCACTATTAATGCGTACACCCGATGGGTGGACACCAGCTCTAGGTACACAGATATTAAAAGTTTTAGCACAAGCAGATACCTATGTAATTAAAACAAACGACAACGGATTAGAAGAAATACGGGTCAGAGGACTACCCCCTGTTTCTGTAGATTCATTGGGTCGCAAGTGGATTAGTTGGGTTGATACACCATCCACAACATTACAAGAAATGGATGTTGCAAATAAATTTGTAATTGTTGGAGTTACAGCTAACGGTGTTATGCCACAGTTATCCACACCAGCTGGCTTATTGGAACCGCATAAAGTACAAGCAGCATTGGCAGAATCCATACTGATACAAGACAGTCCATACATACCTGATTATGCGCTGTCTGTAGAGTTATTAATATTAGCTATTTCTGTAGTGCTTATATGGACTGTGTTGAATGTTTTAGGCATAACCTTAGGGGTATCTAGTGCTTTAGTAATAATGACCGCTACGGGCATATATGGCTTCTGGACAGCACAACAAGGTATTCTGATAGACGTAACATGGTCTTTAATTGCAGAATTTATAACTGCATCTACAGCCTTCTATCTAAGATTTAGAGAACAATATAAACTAAGGCAACAGATTAAGAAGCAATTTGAACATTATCTTGATCCAAGACAAGTTAAACAATTACAAAAGAATCCTGGTTTGTTAAAGCTAGGAGGAGAAAAACGATATGCTACCTTTTTATTTACTGACGTTAGGGGATTCACCTCAATGTCAGAAACTCTTGAACCCGAAGAAGTAACTTACATTATGAATAAGGCTTTGACTGCACAACAAAGCGCAGTACAAAAGCATGGTGGCATGGTGGATAAATACATAGGCGATGCAATGATGGCTATATTTAATGCACCTTTAGATTTAGATAAACATGAAAACAAAGCTATTGATTGTGCTTTGGATATACAAAAGAACATGGAAACACTAAACCTAGAGATGGCAGAAAAAAACTTACCACCTGTAGCTATTGGTATAGGAATCAATAGTTCGTATGCTTGTATAGGAAATTGTGGAAGTGAAACAAGATTTGATTACACTGCTATAGGTGATGGTGTTAATGTAGCTGCAAGGCTAGAAAGCGGTACAAAAGAAGCTGGGGTAGATTTATTAATTGGCTACAATACTGCCATAAAGTCAGATTATAAGTTAAAATTATTAGAACCATTAACAGTCAAAGGCAAAGAAAAGCCTTTACAAGTTTATACAATATAAGGAGTAATTATGCCTAGAGGTATAGGAACATACGGAAGTAAAAGAGGTAGA